TCCATGTCGATGAACAGCGACCGGATGAACTTGGCGTTGGCTGCTGTGCGCTTACCCGCTTCTTCAAACGAAGCCAACGCGAAGTACGTGTCTTGCGATGCCGCATGCCATGCGTCTACTGGGGGAAGGACGTCTTCTAAATTCTCCTCGAACTGATGTTCTTTTTTGTTGGATGAAAGCTCTGCCACACAGTACACGCCGTGCCCTGTTGGTGGGAGAACCGCCGTTAAAAACTCCAGCGGCGTCATGTCTGTCCTTGGTTATTTGAGGTCGTCTTCCAGCTCGCGGACTTTGTCCAGCAAGTTGGCGAAGCGTGTGCACAGCAGTTGCACCCATTCAGGAGGGACATCGTGAAAACCATAGATGTAGATGTGGCGCAGCAGTTCTTCGTCGCTCAAGGTTTGAGGTTGTACTCGTGACATATACGTCTCCATGCCTCGTCCGCTGTGTTCGAGGTCTGCATGATTTTTAAAAGAAGTTCCACGCGATGGCGGTACGCGACAAAGACTTCCGAACCGGTGAACCAGTTGTAGACGGTCTGTCGTGTGACGCCAAGGGCGTAGGCGATTTTGGTGACAATGGATAGCCCAGCGCCCAAGCTGGTTTCCCAGAGACTTGGGCGTCTTCATCACGTCGTCAATGATTTTCTGCGAGTAAGCCATATCACTTGGCCATGGCCTTCATCACTTTGTCCAACATGCCTGATGCTTCCAGCGCAGCCAAGCGCTCCAGACTTGTGACAAGTGACTCAGCCTGTTTGGCGGTCTCTGCAAAGTTTGTGTTACCGGCTACCTTGTTGAACTTCTCAATGGCAAGACCGAGCTTTTCTGCTCCGTCACGCAGCTTGCCGTTGATGTCACTCATCTGTTTGTGCGACTCTCGGGCCTGTTCAACCATAGCGTTTGTGTTTTTGAGAAGCGCCTCGGTCATCTCCTTGGCGTCTTCTTTTGCTTGCGCTAGTGCTGTCATGTATTTCCCCAGTGGCTCTCTTGTCGAGAGGTAAATGTTTGTGTCGGCGGCGAGTTCGTAAAGCGTATCCATCGAATGCCACCCACCTGCGGCTGTTGTTGAGCCGTGTTGTTTGATCTGGCGCATTGCGCCAGTTGTCATGCCTTTTAAATGGACCGGGTAGATTATTGCCATGGTGTTGGCGGGGGCCGAAGCCCCCTGTTTAATTACTCGTCGTCCCAATCGGCAACGATGTCAGCCAGCTTGGACTTCTTGGCTGGCACAGCGTCTTCCTTGACCGGGGCCTTGCGCACTTCTGGCTCTTCGTCAGCTTCAACAGTGCTGGGGCTGGTGCCTCGTCTTCGGTCTCGTCTTGCTCAGGCAGCACGGCCACCGTAGCTGCTGCGGGGCGTGTACCGCCCAGTGTCAGAGGCGCAACCTTGGTCACGCCGTCTGCTTGCGCCACGGTCATGTTGATGGCCATCGCGGCTTCCTTGGACTCGGCCTGCTGCTTGACCACCTCGTAATCGGACACCCACTCCACAGGCGAGAACACCAGCTTGGGGCTTTCCGACTTCATGTCGAACTTCATGCGGGTCACCAGCATGTCGGGGCTGATCGGAGGAGTCTGCGCTGCCAGATAGCGGGCGTATGCCTGCAGTGGGCGCTTGTCGCCGTCTTCCTTGCCGAAGATGGATGTGGCTGGCAGTGTGAGCTGCAGCACGTCGCCTTCAGGGTTGTTGGCCAGCACCACAGCCAGACGCTGTTGGTAACGGCAAGCACGGCTTTGGCCGTTGCCCGAGCCTGCAATGTTCTGGGCGCACTGTGCGCACGACTTGGCCTGTGGCTCCTTGATGGTTGCGTCAGGCTTCTCGCCGTCATTGCTCCAGCAGTCAGGCGCAGCAGCGGCAGCGGTGTTGTCATACTTGGCAGCGTAGAACACACGGGCCACCTTGGGCGCGGCCTTGACGATGATCACGTCCAGATGACGCTCTTCGATCGAAGCGATCTCCTTGCCCCCGGCCAGCAAGCGGAACACTCCGCCTTTGATCGAGATACGTTTGGTGCTGACACCAGCACCGCCACCCATCAGGGCTTTGGCTGTGTCGGACAATTCGGCCCGGGCGAATGCGGGGACGTTGGAAGAATTGAAAAGGGCGATGTTGCTCATCTATATCTCACTTGGTTGGTTTACGAACTGACACTGAATACTCGGACGAGGAATTCAGACCGGGAGGCACGAGCCCCGGATTTTCTTCAAGGAACTGACGCATGTTGGTTTGGGCGATGCGCTTCTCCAGCAAGTCCACCACGGCATGCTCGACCACGAACTTCTTGAACGAGTCCCAGTCTTGCGTGTTGTAGCGGGTGTTTACGGAAAGAACCACAGTGCCCTCGGATGTGCGCACGGACGTGACGCCCATCGCTTTCATCTGGTCCTTCATGGCGTTGGTGATCTCGTCTTGCTGCGCTTTGAGCTCTTCCACTTTCGTGTCGTACTCCTGCGTCAGCGTGGCGATGTTGGTCCTGATCTTGCGATATATCTTCGCAAGCCGGTCCAGTGGAACGGTCTCTTCTGTCATTTGCTTCTCCTAAAAAGCTGTTTATTTGTCTAAGGCTTGACACTTTACACGGGTTTTTTGGGCTGCACAACTCCTTTTTTCACTTTATTTCTTGGTCGAACATCTCGGTCAGAAGTGTGTTGTCACTCACTTTTCCTGCCAAGGCTGTGAACATGCGCTTCTCGATGGCGCTGCCCTGAATGTGGACAACGGTCACCTTGTCGGACGTCTGGCCCTTGCGGTCAGCACGGGCGCAACACTGGATGTACTGCTCCACGCTCATCAGGGGGCCATAGAACACCACCGTGTCGGCAGCAGTCAGCGTGATGCCGTGCGCAGAAGCAGCGGGCTGCATGACCAGCACCCTTGGGTCAGGCTCGTTTTGGAACCTGTGGATGATCTGGCCACGTTTGGATGGGCTGACGCTGCCGTCGATGATCTCGGCGCTGATGTTCTTCTTGAGCAGGTAGCGGTGGATGGTGTCGATGGCGCTTGTGAACAGCGCAAACACAATGACCTTGCGGTCTGTCTCCTCCAGCACCTCCTCCAGTACCGCCAGCCGAGGCGAGGCATCGAACTCCACCACCTCCTTGTCGTCCGTGTAGGCTGCACCGCAACTGATCTGCAGGAGCTTGCTCACAGCAGCGGCAGCGTTGACGGCACTGATGGTCTCCCCAGCCGCCTGCACCAGCATCTGATCCTTGAGCATGTTGTAGTACTTGGCTTGCTGCGGCGTGAGCGGCACCTCACGGGTCATGGTGACCACGGGCGGCAGGTCCAGACATTGCGCTTTGGTGAACCGGATGGCTGGCTGCAGCGCCTCGTACACCTGATCCTTGGCGTCAGGCTTGGGGGCCCACTTGTACAGGGTGAGCTTCTGCATCACCTGATCGCGCCATGCCGTGAAGAAACGCGGCACACCCTCGGGGTTGACCAGCTTGGCCAAGCCATACGCATCCACAGGAGACTGCGATGCCGGGGTGCCCGTCATCATCCACAGGTAGGTCTCAGGTGTGAGGATCGAGGCCAACGATTTCCAGCGCCGTGTGGTGTTGGTCTTGTAGGCGTTCGCCTCATCCACGATCACGAGATCAAAGCGACCATCGTTGGAGACCTCCTGTGCAATCAGGTTCAGCCCCTCGTAGTTGGTGATGACGATCTCGTAGTCGTGCTGGATCAGCTCGATGCGCCGTGCTGCCTTGGGGTGGTGGGCGATGACTGCGCTGCGGTGGATGATGCTGTTGTTGATGTCCCCCATCCACGCGCTGTGCATGATCGACAGGGGGCACAGAATCAACACACGCCGCACCTTGCCGAGCTTCATCAGGTAGTCAGCCGCCCACAAGGCGCTGAGCGTCTTGCCGGTGCCGGGTTCGCTGAACACGAATGCCCTGCGGTGCATGGTCAGAAACGATGCTGTCTCTGTCTGGTGGGCCATCGGCTTGTAACGGCCGGGCCAGTCGTAGCGTCGGATGATGGGGGACGGTACGTCCTTCACACCCATATTGCGCAGCACTCGCGCTTCATCCAGACCCCAGTAAACCGCGACCTCGTACCCGCCCTGCACAGGGATGACTTTGTGCTTGGGGATGATGCGGTACTTGTCGGGGTTTCTGGTTCTGAAAAGCAGTGCCTTGTCTTCGATGATCTGCATTACTTCTCCGGGATGTTATTTTGAGCTGGCGCGGTTCTTTGCCACGCTGCGCATACGCAAGTTACTCTTGACCGATGTGCCGCCGCTCTTGAGCGGCTTGATGTGGTCGACGTCTTTGCCGTCGCCCTTGCTGGCTTGGCCCGACTTCTCCATGATGCGCCGCGCCTTAACGCGCTCTGCGCGGTTGGCCACCTGCTCGGGCTTGCCGTGGAAGTCGGCGTACTCTTGTTTGTAGTTACGTTTGCTGGGTGCTTGTGCCATGGCTGGCTCCTTAATGCTTGGGGTTGAACTCACAGCCAGTGACTTGGCACCAGCCGCATAGCGGTGTCTGTGTGGGATTCCACACATCGTTGTCGAAGCATGCTTCGAGCCGTGCAGTGCGCTCACGGTATTTCCACCAGAACTGCTCGGCTTGTTCGCGGTGCATCTGCATGCTGACCATAGACTCCTTGACGATGAAAAGCAAGGCGCTGTTCACTTTACGGATGTGCGGGAAGTGCGCGAACACCATGAGCGACATGAGCACCAACTGATCCCGGTCTGGGTACTTGTTGTTGCCCGTCTTCCAGTCGCCCACCCACGCTGTCAGGTTGTCGTCATCCACGATCAGGATGTCGGCAATACCCCGCACCCACACGTCTGGTGCTTTCCAGTTGGTGGGTCGGAGGTCAACGGTCAGCGCCATCTCGTACTCGGCCAGCTTGCGCCCGGGCTTCTTGATCATGGCGTCCACCACCGGCTGGAACTGCGCATACTCTGGCGGTATTGGCTTGTTGTCCCGGATGTAGAACTCGATGGCCTCGTGCACTTTGTTGCCGTACCGTGTGGCCTCGGTCTCTTGGAAGGGGTACTTCTTCAGGACCTTGACCTCGTGGTAACGGCGGGCGCAGCCCTCAAAGTCTTTTAAGGAGCTGTGGCTCCATGCTGGTTTCTTCATTTGAACTTTGCAGAGCTGATGGC